GCTCTTCTTGCATTTGAAGCTGAGAACGCATCTGCTCTAGCTGAGCGTCTGACTGTGCTTTTGCCTGTGTGGCCTGCATTTGCGCTTGAGCCTGAGATTGAGAGTTTTGCATAGCCATTTGCTGCAGCTTCTTAACTCTCTTTTGTCGCCTTACGACTAGTAGTCGTTCTGCTTGGTCTATATCTTTTAATCTTCGTATAGCTATTGCATCCTCAAGGTCTAGCTCCTTTTGAGCGAGCGCTTGATTAATGTTTTGCTCTAGGTATATCTTGTCTGCGTCGTTCATCTCTGTAGTAACAGAAACACCGAAGTTGTACATAGGGAGTTTCTCGAACTCTTTTAAGGTATTCATAGTGTCCTGACCCACAGCTTTAACATAGGTCTTAAATAAGACAGACTCCTTTGGAAGAATCTGAAGACACTTAATGACATCCTCACAGACTTTCTTGTACAAGATTAGCGAGGAGTGCGTGATGTCGTAAATTGCGTTATTAGCTGCCTGCATCTGCTGCTCTCTAACACCAACTAAAGCATCACCCTTAGGCGTTGAACCGTCCATAGCCTCGTTGATACCCGTTGCATCACGAATCATTCTGAGGTAGTGGTTGTATAGTGCAATTAGCTCATTGATATTGCGAATAGTATTTCCTATTTCGCGAATTGGTGGGTTTTGGAATCCACCTTCAGGGTTTTTAGAGCGGTAGTACATTACACCTGTTTGCTCGTAGATGTCGTGTAGGTCTAGTGGAGAAAGGTCGCCACCTGTACCTAACTGTACGTTCTCTAGTCCCTCGATATCAATCATGATTCCATCAGGCTTAGCTTTTGAAATAGCCTGCTGAATTTTCAAGTGAGTCAGTTGTAGTTGGTCTGCAAATCCTGTGATTCCGCTAACCATTGATTTAGGCATCATTCTACGAATGTTTGCAGCTACTGCCGAGTAGGACAGGGTCGTTCTGCTGATGTCGTGAATGTTACGTGGTTGATTGTGCTTTTTGCTATAATTCAATAGCACGTTAGCACCCTCTATAAAGAGCCCACCGTATACACACATAATATCCATGTGGTAAGGCTTGCGGTCAAATACAGACTGCGTTGGCATCTTATACTCTTCCCCTTTGTAGTAGAAACCTACGTTCCCATACTTAGAGGTTTTTTCTTCATATATAGCTGTCTCTAGACCGATAAATTCAAAGTCTAATACAGATACTCTAAACTCATCGTATCCAAACGATGTAACACCGCTTGCTTTATCGTAGTGTTGATTTCCAATACGTCCTGCGTCGTTACCGTACTTGTTCTTAACCTTTATGGCTATCTTCATCCAAGCTTCCTCGGTAAGGTCTTTTGCAATACGCTTAAGGTCTATGATAGACATCTGACGCATTTCTCCTGCGTACACCAAGTCTTTCATAGCGAAGTCTTCAGTGTAGGAGTGCACAAAGTTTGCGGGGTCTACATATCTTTCTACGATTCCGTAGTTGGGGTCGTTCTCACGCTTTACCGCCGCCATACCACAGACTACTAAGTCTTCTACAGCACGACGGAATGTGGTGTCACTAAAGTCATTCCACTCTAGTGTTAAGTTTGTTGCTATCTGTGCAGCAATCTCTGAGGCTATCTTAATGTTTGTGTCTAGGAAGATTTCAGCTTCTTCAACGGTATCAGGAAGGGCATCTACATTCTCTGCGATGTCTAGTCCTGCCTTTTTAGCCTCACGGATAAAATCCTTATTCTCAATAGCCGCTTTAATACTAGCCTTGCGCTTTTCCTTCTCCGTTCTTGACACGGGGTCAATAGCCTCTACATTAGGGTAGGGGCGTCTAGATAGAATCTTGTTTACAACAATCTTCACAAACTTAGGTATGATTGGAACAGGTGTCCAATCGAGATTCAATAGCGTTCCGTCGTTGTTAGACGGGTCTAAAGAGTTTAATATTTGCTTATAGATTTCAGTAGACTGAGTACCCTGAGCATAGTCACGGCTTGTGTCAAACTCCTTTAATCTACGTTGGTATAAAGAATTTCTAGCTTCTGCGCCACCCCATTGGCTAAGTATCGCTTTAGCGTACTTAATACCGTATGCCTTTGAGCTCTTTTCATAAGAGGGAGCAGCAGGATTAGGAAAGTTTCCAAACTTGTACTTATCGTTCATTTCGCACGACTATTATTTGTCAACTGCAAATATACGAAAAAATTACGCGTTAGGTTTGAAGCGTCTAAAAAATACCTTATTTGAGAAATCTGTCTTTTTTACTTCCTTAGCTTTTCCTTGTGCTGCAAGTAAACAGAGGCCTGACGATATAGTTAAATCGTATTTCGTTCTCTTGTCTATTCTGAATCCAATCCAATCCTCAAGTGTTCTATTGAAGTACATTTTGCCTACACCTCCTGTTTCGTGATTTTCACCAACATGATTGTGTATGTACGCTTCTATAGACTGAGCATGAGCCTGAAGAACGTCAGCACCGTTTGAGGGTATCCCTTTTGTTTTACTTTTATTGGAGTGCGATGTTGTGAGGTGTGCGGGTCTGTCGAGTAGATACTCTAAGTATCCGCGCTGCTCAAAGTATCTAGCTATACCGTACTTGTTGTTCTCTATTAGTATTGGGTATCCAAAGAACACAGCGGCCATTAAAACATCCTCATAGAATATTTTAGCTAGCGGGGGTCGAGACGCATACTCAGCAACAAATACATTTGACGGGGCATTTATATTAAACTTGTTGTAGAAATGACAAGCTCCTTTAGAGCCCCTGCCATCTACGGTAGCATCTAGGTCATAGCTATCCACTCCGCCCACACCGATGTTTGGGTTTCCCGCCATCCAACTTCCGTTTCTGTGTGTCGTCTTTCTATTCCTCAGCTCGTCAGGGGGCATCCATGACAAGTGCCACCTACCTTCGGGGTTGGGTTCAAATACCACTTCTGAGTCCGTCTCCCCATTTTTCCAATGAAAGTTACCCACAATAATGGGGCTTGGATACATCATGTCATTGTGTTGTATCTGCTCGTATATCTTCCCTATGTTAAACACGGAGGCTTCAACAGAATCTCTGAATGCTTCATCGGGTGAGAAAGGAAACTGACGAACGACCTCGTTCAGCTCGTTAGCGTCTTGCTTAAGGGCGTCTCTCTCATTAATAAGATACGTGCGCGCGCCTATATTTACTATATCTCCGTCTATCGTTCTGATTGGCTCTTCGGGGTCATCTATAATGGGGTTCCCATAAATATCAAAAAACCCCTCTAGTGCCTCATATGCGGGTATAAATATGCGGTAGAGCATAGACCGAGTCCTGCCGTTTGCATTACGCTCATCGGGGTCCGAGTCTGCCCATAGGTCTTTATACTGACTACCACCTTTGTCCATGGGGTTTACCGTTGACCCCACGAGAGCAGTTCCAACAATCTTGCGACCAACGATAAGACAAGTCCTATTAATACGCCAAGCTTCGCGGATGTCAGAAGGCTTCTCCCATTTTCCTGCTTCATCTAGAAATAAATAATACAGACGCTCCCCATCATACGCGTTGTTAACGGTATTGCGCCAATTGATAATAGTGTTTAAGGCTTCACCTGCTGTAGCTGTTTTATTAGATTTTGTGATACGTTTTGAGGGCTCACGAAATGCGAGCTCCATCCTTGGATTTGTTGTACCATCCTGTATGGGCTTGAAGAAGAACGGGTAGTGTCTGTACATAGATACCACCTTCTTCATAAATATATTGTCTTGGGCGTCCTTACCTGTCTTTGACATTATACCCAATACCTTGTCTTTTGCTATCGTCCCTTTTGAAAGGAGTTTGCTTACAGCAATGTTTGTATACCCTGAACGGCGACACTTTACAAAATTCTGTCCTACTGCTCTTGGGTCGACCTCACACGCTTCGGCATGGATAAACAGCTTGCGTTGAAACGCTAGATAGTACCCGTAAAATGAACCATCAATCTTGGTCCACTGAAGCAGCATGTAGTGGTCTCCCGTTACATATGTAGGTACACCATTGTTATAGAACCAAAGCCCGTCTCGCCTTCTTCTAAATTCCTCTTCGATATATGGGGTGTGTTTCGCCCGAAATTCTTTCGGGGATTGAGCCCAATTATCCATTGAGCCGAGCCGTAAAAGCTCTTTATTCGGCTCACCTCTCTTCCATCGCTGCTCCTCTTTGGGCAGCTCGTGATAGAGTATATCCTCATGTTTAGGTTGCTTCGGCAACTGTATGTCTAGCCCATCAATATTTATAACCTCACCACTAGAATCGTTGGGGCATATATTGACTACTATGTTTCCTTTTACCTCTACTAAACCTGCCATTATCTCTTGCTAAATCGCTCTGCGAAGCCTGCGTTAAAATCAATCTCATCTTCAATCTCACCACCCTCTGAGAGGTTTTTAATCATCTCCTCTAGCTGCTGACGGATTTGAAGCATTTCTTTAGCATCTACTGCAGTCTGCTTTATAGACTGTAGCTCAGCTTTCCGTGCAGACCCGCTTACTTCCTTGTCCACGGGTTTTCTTATCTCCTCTATAAGGTTCTCTATAGCGCTCTCGGTGCTATCTAGGAGTTCTACAGCGTACTGTAGTGTAGTCTTACGATTCAATGACATAGAGCAAGTTCATTGGCCTCATTCTAAATACGTTGTCTCCGTTCGGTAAAACGATTCTGTAGTCCGCTCCATCGGTAAAAACAACCTTATCGCCCTTGCGAATCCCTAGTTCTTGAGTTCCTGCTCCTTCGCAGTACACTTCGGCACGGTCGTTGATTGTATCCTCTTCCGCAATACCTAGAAAAAGTCCCGAAGCCGTCGATTTTTCCTGCTTTTTAGCCTCAGGGGCATCTAGGAAAATCCAATCTGATAGCATGTGTACCTCACCATCGGCTTTTATGCAGGCAATTGCTTGGCAAGCCATCTCATTAGGCTGATAAGTAACCATATAATGGTCGTCACCCATCCCATATTTGTCGGGTTGTTGGTTCACGTGGTGATGAAACACCAATGTATCGCCAATTTCGGCTATTGTATCAAATTTTTCGGGGGTCGCCTTGATTTCACCATATGAAATCCTGTCTTTAAACTCATCCCAACGGTGGTCGCGCTCCAATTTAAGATTTCCGATTGTATACTCGTTCTTAAATCGGTTAGGGATGTGTACTATGAAGTCGTATAGTGGTTTCATTACTCAAATCTGCAGTCAAATTCAACAATACAGGGCATATTGTCTATGGATTTCCATAGCATGGTCCCCTCTTCTTCTACATGTATGTATATAAAGTACCTATTTGTACCATACAGCGATAGGGCACGGTCATCAACGGTGATTGCTGTTACTGTCCCTCCCCCTGCTCTCATTCCTAGGAAGTAGGCCATCCCATCCTTGGGGTTTTGGCCGACGACTATCTTTCTGATTATATTCATCACGCGCTCCCTTTAGAATTATTTGAAATATAGTTCATCCAATCCTCAGAAGTCCAATTTTCCGTGTTTGAAAGGTCTTTTGGTAGCGCTTCTTTCTCATCTGCCGTCATTCCAAACGTTATACGGTACATCTCTAGCTGCGCTGAGAGGAGCTCATCGAGCTCTTCCTCATCTTCTACTACAAAATCTATTTGTGCCGCTAGGCGAATATCGCCCTCCTCGTTGTATCGGTAGACACCGCCTATATAAGACATTACAAACTCTTCTTCTAGACCGTATTCCTTAACAAGCGCTTTGATTCCTTCAAGCTTATCCTTCACCTTAGTGAAGAATTCCTCTTGGTTTTGATTATCCTCTTGCATTTTTACGTAATTTAATTTAAATTTGTAACAAACATACTGAATTTAATTGAATTTTCCAAATTATGCCTGCATCAAGAAGCCCCAAGGGTAAGCAGAATAGAGAGTTCCTTAAGCTAAAGGACTACTACATAAAGGATAACTACCTAAAATGGTTTGATATTGCTGTTAAACACTTTTCTAAGGTTACAGAGATAACGGGGGCACAGCTTATGTTTATGCTATTTATATACGACTACGAGTTTTTTACGATGAGTCGCGTTGCGAAAGACTACGGGCGCTCCACAAAAAAGCTCTACGAGCGCACCTTATTACCACTTAAACAATTGGGTTATGTTGAGGACTTCTATAGCTCAGGTTTGGTAAGTAAGGAAGTAGAACAGACCTTCGGTATCACCCAAAGAAAGACTAGATACGCATTAAGTCACAAGGGCAGACACGCAGTGCAACGATTCTACAGGATGGTAGACGGTAGAGAACCTATATCATACCACTCTACAATAAAATAACAGCCCCCAATCGTCAGGGTATAGTATGACACATCCCTGCCGCCGTCAGGATATAACCTGATAGAAGAAACCTATAACAGCTAACAACCTCATTGTTTGTTTCTATATCTACCTGATTCGCTTGACAATGTAAAATATTTACCCTACCTTTGCAAGTAACAAGACGTTAGTCAACATCCTGACGAAGTCCCGTGAGTGCTTCACTCGTCTTCATAGTGTTGTTTTCCAAACACACACACTCACAAAGCTATACCAATACGCCCTAGCTGTTTTCTTCCCCTCCCGCCTTCGTCTTCTTGGAACAGAGATAATTATATGCTCTTGCATCGCTTAGTGACCCCTAGACGTCATTTTATATGCTCCCGCATACAGTTTGTTTTTGTAATGAGTCATATGGAATGTGGGGATTATATTAGCACCCGAACGATACGCGTGTCAATCCGAAACGGAATCTCAAACCCCACCCCATAGTATATATGTTTTAGTCCCAAAAATGTTTAGGCTTTTTGTTTAGGTTTTTGTCTAGTCTGCTAGTCTAAAATCTATAGTCTAAAATCGCATAGGAAAAAAGAACAACGATTCGAATGTTTTTACAAAAGAAAAAGTTATACGAACACGGGGTATAATCACACCCTTAAAACACATAGTATTTTCTATAACTAATTGCACCACCATTACAGGGTTATATCTGCACTTAAAATCTATAGGTTGAATCTATACATCAAATCTATATATGGTTTCGTTAGGCGCTTTCTATAGGCCTTATTCGCTATGTAAATCTATAGGTATAATCTTCACTCTCATTCTATGGTGTTTTCTATAGTGTATAATTGTAGTATAAATCTATATACAATATCTATAGTGCTTTTCTATAAATGCTAAATGGTGGGCAGTATTGGTGCCGCGCATGTTAAAATGTGGGCAATTGGTCGGGGTCTGCTAGTCTAGTGTTTATAGGGGTTGGCGGGGCTCGATTGTAGGGCCTTGGGTGGCCATATCGTAATGGTCCAAAAGGAACCTTAATGAAATCTGACGTTTTGCTCGTAAGTGCTTGATTTTCACTCTCATACAAGAGGGGTGTTTGGATAAAAGGGTAGGCTGTTGATAAGTGTATCATAACCACTTGGTGTTCAGTGTGTTACGGCTAGAATATAAAAGGACTCGGTGGCTCTTTATACATGGTAGGACATATGCAATAGCTATTTTCGTGCTAATCGGTATACTTATGGGCTGTATCCTAGGCTAGGCTTAGGCTGTAGGAGTTATTAACAATGGGGAAAAAAATTTCATTTAGGGCATATTTGGTGTGTATCGGGTCGTAATTCACTCTCATTCAGTGAGTTACGAGGCTCTAGGTATTTGTACCTTTTTGGCTAGGTGTTTCTACCTAGTCGCCAATTTCGCAATAGGTACTTTCACTCAATTGTAAAATTTCTTCATTTTTTTTTCGAGGCGCTGTATCCTAGGCTAGGCTTGGGCTAGAGGGCTCTCCTCGTGCGGGTATCAATTACCGCCGATATTTGGGGGGTTTGTAAATCCGCTCAGTGGTGGTATGTTAGCAATGTCGAACGGGGACACTGAGTTAGTAGCCACATAGAACGCTCACCCCGACCATCGAGTTTCAAACGAAACGAACGAGTCACAATAAGTTAACTGACTGCCGATGAGAGGATGCTAACCCGAAGGAACCACCACCTTAGGAACATGAATAGCGCCGACCGACCATCACCGCTACCGCTTCTAGGTATCGGCTGAACGCTGAGTAGCCATACGGCTCGTATACTACGGACTCAGTCAGTAAGCCTACCGCAGAGCCAAGTGCCGAAAAGATGTGAGCCCCTTGGGGCAGGATGCACAACGGAACACTA